CCTACTTTCTTCTGAGCATTGGTTTTTTTCTGTACCGGAGTTACTTCTCCGCGAGCTTCAATTAAGTCTGCCGCCGTAGCTATTTTAGCCAGTTCTGTTCCTAAAGAAGAATTGTAGGCAATGTTCTGAGCTGTTCCCATGTCTACCATCGCCTTTGCCGTAGATACATTAGTAACTTCTTCTGCTTGGGCTCTTTTAAACTGTAACCTAGCCTCGTTCTTTTTTCCTGGAGGCATTTCAGCACCATTATTATCTATCTTGTATTGGTCCTGAGCATCAGCCACAAAGTCGTCAATATCTGTAGCCGGGCTTGTTTTTTCTCCAAGCCCGGCAGCTTTTAACGCTTGTCCTTCAGCTACCTTTTCGGATATTTTTTCACGACCAGTAATTAACTTATCTGCTTGCTCTAAAGCTCCCGATAGTGTTTTCATCCTGTTTTCATCGAGAATACGTGTTGTGGTTTTCTTTACTTCCAACCACATTTTTCTTCCTTCTACTGCGGTCATTTCTCCTGTTGCTACAAGAGTATTTATTTTAGAAAGATCGTCGAGAGAAGAATTAAGAGTTTTTTGTCCTTCAGCATCTATTGCCTTGAAGTCAACTTCTGGGAGAGCGGCGTCACCTGTCATATAAGGTGACATTACGCCACGATATGAGTTCCACGCTTGCTGTCTTACTGGAATAGGCAAAGATTTGTCAGCAGCTCTTGTAGACAGCTGGTCTCCGAGTTTAATTGCTTTATTAAACTCTTGCATAGCTAGTTGCGATTCTTGGGCCTTAATAGCTGCCTGAGTCTGTTCCTTCTGTAGTTGGAACTGTTGCAGCTTAAATTCTTTATCTTCACGCTTGGCCTGAGCATCTTTGCTCATTCCGTAACCTTGTAAGAAGCCCTGTGTTAATGCTGAAAATGGATCTGTCGCCATTTTTATACTCCTATCTAATCGTAAGAGAACTCATTTTTTGCTTACCAGCACCAAAAGTACCGCCAGCGCCAGCATACGCACCAACACCAGTGCCGACCATTCCCATTAAGCCGCTCAGTAGACTAGTGCTATTAGCGGCGTCTGACTGATTGGCACTAAACTGCATCTGCCGTTGCATCTGATAAGGCGCCAGTGCTGATGTATACGCCCCGGCGCTATTTGGGGCTGAAAAGGCGCTTAGATTACTCAAGTCTGTCTGCTGCATACCTTGAAGAAATCCCATTCGTGACTCTAAAAGGCCTTCTCCGGTTGTTATCTGTCCTCTTCTGGCCTCTTCCCTTAGAAGTTCGGCACGTTTCTGAAATTCACTCATTGACTGCTGACCCGCCGTGGTCTGCTGCCAGTCCGGGCCGAGCCGTTGTGATAGATTTTCCATTAGGGATGATTGCTGTTGAGAAAGCTCTTTCTCCATCGCCGGGCTTATTGGGAGTTCACCTTTCATGGCCTGTAGTTGGCGCTCTTCATAGAGTTGTGTTAGTTCGTCCTTTGGTTGTTCTATTTTTGTTACAGAACCATCGCCCTCTATTTTGAACCCTAAAGATTCAAGAATAAATGGTTGAAATTGCTCATTGAGCTTGTTCTGTCTCCGCATTTCATTTAGTTGCATCTGCTGTAATTCTACTTCTTGCGCAGTTGGCCCAGGAACATTAATATCACCACCACCAAAGCATCCCATATCAGTTCTCCATTACAAAATTATAACCCTGCATCCTGAAATTTAGCCGAGTGTAAAAATTAGCTAATTTTTCAGTCTTATGGCCAGAGTTTGCACTTATATATATCTTTTTAACTCCAAATCCTTTAGCCCAGTCGATGTACTTCTTTATCAACTTAGCGGCTGCTAACCCTCCACGATATTTCTTGCCGACAACAAAAATATACTCCTCTGCAATTAAATCATCCGACCACTGCGGACTTGTTATATCAGCGAAAAGCATTCCAACTAATTCCGAATCATTTATAGCAACCAAACACAGCTTTTCCGGTATCCTGACAGCTTTAAGACAAAGAGATACAAACTTGCGCTTAGACAGAATCAAGTCGCTAGAATCGCTTTCTTCGTGCTTCTCCAGGCCTAAAACGTAAGCTTTCTCTATGTCTTCTATTTGCAAGGGCCTAATCATTCGTTCCTCAATAAATAGGTGACTACCATCACCAGCTTTTCCAAAACATCATCGCGGGTGATGATACCGGCCTGGATCTTGCTTTTCACAAAAGCTGCCGCCTCTCGCGGGGTTCTGCTTTTCAAAGCATTTATTAATTGATCGCCATCACGTTCATACCGATCTTTCAGGTGCTGAGGAGCAACGACATTGATTACCCTCATACGATTACCTCCAATGTCTTATCAAGAAACGGCACTGATCTGACCGTAAATTGGTATGTTCCCGGGGTGTCTATATTTAAAACAACCTCGCCCTCGGTAATCTCTTCGTCTACGCCCAGTTCGGCGCAGATAAGCCGGGATGGATTATGAATATTGCTGATTGTCTGGCCGGAGATGGTTGCGAGATTGGTTGCTTTTGGATACACACCAGGTACGCCGGCATCATTATCCCAGAAATAGTTATCTATTACGCTTGCCGAGTCATCCCGGATCATATTGGCAATAATCTGATCCTCAACAAGAGTTCCTTGTAAAATGCCTGAATCTGCATTGTTGCCGTAGATATAGAAAGCAGATAAAATATTTCCTTGTGTGTCTTTTATTATTTTAGCAAACATACAATCCTTTATATATATTGGTAGACGGCCCTTACGGTATTGCTAACGTGAGAAGTAAAGTAAATATAGGTGTTATCCACCTTCATACTTATTATGTCGTTAGTTGAATCCACCCAATTACTGAAGATATATATTTGCGTATTGTAGGTAACAATTGGCCTTCTACCCAGCCCATGCGCTATAGAAACAGTGCCCCCCTCCGAACCAATACTCGCTGAGGTACCACTCGCGTATATATTAAGTTGTTGCCCATTAATGTGAGCAACACCATAAATCTCTGTGGTAGTTATAGTGCCAGCGACCATACTGTTTGCAACCACCAGATTAGATGCGAGATACCCTCCTGACATCAACGTAGAGTTAAGATTTGTTTTGCCTATTGAGTTAAGGGCGGCGATGACGCCAGCGTCAGAAACAGTGCTTAAGGTTTGTGTGCCTGTGTGGTTGGCTCTTGCGAGTAGAGTTGCGTCAGATGAATTGGCCGTTGCATTGACAGGGGCAAAGTCCCCTGTGTTTGTAACAGTCACAGTTCCCTGGATAGACACTCCAGATCCTACTGTGAAACGAATAAATTCAGAGTCACTCCCCACATCCCAGCGTGGATTCCCGGCGTTGTAATCCTCGTAGATACCGGTTCCAGAACCATAGGCAGTTTTTCCACACTTTATACCGCCACCAGTACCAACGGTCAGCCAGTTATCAACAGTAAGGGCACCTGTAGAAGTATTTAACGCGGAAAGAGAATCGGTTATCGACATGCCAGAGACAAAAACTCCGGCTGTAATTTTACCGGCTGATAAACTGTTTATATCTGCATCAACAACTACTAATTTATTCGCTGAAACGCGATCAATTTTAGCGTCTGTAATCTGTGCCTCTCCGATATGAGCTGTTGCAATAGCGCCGGTAGCTATTGCCGCTGTCCCAACAGCTATCATACCTGCACCTACAAAATCAGCGGTCACAACACTTTCCGAGGCCAGGGCGCCAAAGGCCGCACCATTAAGAGTGCCGGTTATGTTACCTGCAAATGTGGCGTTTGTGGCCGGTCGATACGGGTCTTCAGCGGCTAAAGAGCACTGAACAACTGCTGACTTGATTATTTCTGCGGCATTAATATCAGGGTCTACAACCCGATAAGCTTGTACCCCAAACGTGTAATAATTATTTATACTAATACCGTAGAAGATAAATGCACGTTTATCTGCCGGGATATACCATGTCTGCTCTTCTGCTGGTGTCGTTCCGAAATTATATGAGCCTGTATCTGTTTTTGAATTACGCATATAGATTATAAAACCATCTATATCTACCTCAGTACCGCCCCATAACCATTCAAAACTTATATCGGCAGAACCATCAGTGTTGGCAACATGGTCTATCGCTGTGCCATCTGCCGCTATTGTCGGAACAACTACCGCCGTATCGTCACGGTCGTTCCTGCCATTAAAGTTAGTTGCTGCTGTGTCTAATACTGAAAGGGCACTTCCTGTACCATCCAACTGCACATTGGCCGGAATTGCTGTTCGGTTATCAGTTGCGTAGCTTTCAGGTTGACCGTCCTCCCCTGCCATGTGCGTAGCCCACGAAATCTGACCTGCGGCTATCTTCCCCGCTGTTATGATTAAGTCTGCAAGTTTATCGGTATCGACGGCTAGGTTAGCGATTTTCGATGTTGTGATGAGTGCATCTTCTAACCCTTCGTTTACAACAATCTGATTTACAAGTTTATAGCCAGTATAAGAGGCCCCGCCTACTGTTGATGTATATTCCTCAACGACACCGGCATTGATTAAGGCTGTCAAATTAGCAAGAGTGGTGTCTGAACCTTCGGCAAAATATAGCTCTATCGTGTTTGTCGATGAGTCCATCCGATATTTAGCGGTTAGTTTAGCCATTATTCAGGTTCTTTACCTAACGGTCTAAGATCGGTTAAAACCTGGCTAATGAAAAAATCTTCGCCGGCTGCTTTATTGTAGATCTCGTATTGTATACGTTTCCCATTAAATCCTATGTTGAACTCGTAGTTCTTCTTTCCGGACTCAACACTAATAAGCTCTTCGTTTAACTCAACGTCATCAACTGTTGGAATAACTGCTATTGTTTCTGTGTCAACTGGGTCAACAATCAAAAAACCTCGTTTGAAGTTTTTGTTTCCTCTGTTTTCCGTAAGTCCGTTTAATGGTGTTTTAAACCCTGCGTAGTAGTAGAGTGAATTGTCTGACTTGGTAGTTTGTTCTAAACTCCACACCTGGCCAGTATAATCACCGGTGTACATCTCATAATTACCGGCCCCTACATAAATCATTGCTGCGCTTAATGCGTTATACCCTGAATCATTATCAGCATTATCGTGTACCATCCAGCCGTCTACCGGGCCACGGTCTACAAAGTAAACCAATGCCATATCGTTGGTTGAGCTTCCTTCACTGGTTACAAAAAACTTAATAGCTCTGATACTTGGATCATAAATCGCATGGAAGTTGGCTATGTATGCTAAATCTACGTTGTCTAAAATCCACTTATGGATAAAAGATGGCCTGACTAGAGATGCCTGTTGAAAGTCGCCGTATTGCTGCGCTGCATTAACAGAGTAGATGTCCCCTGTATCAGTCATGCATACAACGTCATTGGGTGTACGAACAATTAGCCTGTGGTTTGAAACTCCGCCACGCCATGGAGCCTCTACATACCCCCAATTACTAACCGTCGTATCAGCATCATCGATTACATAGGTCTGTCTTTTACCAAACACAAATAGTTTGTCGTTCATCACCGTACCGCCAACCAATCCGAACGAATCCCCTGTATCAATCTTTAAGGTGGAAACGCTGCCATCGTCTAAGTCTTCTGGTAAGTTGTTTGGGCTTACGTAAACAGTGTATGGCGTTGACGGACA